GTAGGTAAGTTCTTATCAGGAGCTGGTTCTTCTATTATTGATTCGTTTGGTGATGTTTTACCAGACAAAGGAGTGATGGGTGTAGTAAAAAACTTAATTAAGAAAGACCCGATACTACCAGCAGAAGATAAAGAAAAAGCATTAGCCTTATTACAGCAGGATACGATTGAAATGCAAGAAGTATCTAAACGCTGGGCCAGTGACATGCAGAGTGATTCGTGGCTTTCTAAGAACACAAGACCACTGGCTTTAATATTTTTAACAATATCAATGGTTGTATTAATATTTGTTGATTCAACAGGTGGATGGTTTGATGTAGATAGTGGATGGGTTGACTTGTTAAAAAGCTTACTGATTACAGTTTACGTAGCCTACTTTGGTTCAAGAGGTGCGGAGAAGTTTAAATCAATTCAAAAGAATGGCTAGACGAGCTATTGCTTACGCATATATTGAAAGACCAAAAAAACGTAGACCTGGCGTGCACGCTAAAACTAAATCCTCAAAAGTAAAATCATCTAAAAATTACCTAAAAAGATACAGGGGTCAAGGCAGGTAAATAATTTATATCTTTGTATAACTTTAATTTAATCAAATGGATATAAGAAAAATTTCCATTGGCCAAGACTATAAGTCAAGTGCAATGCACTACATAGTAGGTCAAGAAATATTAGGAGGTAAATACGTAATACATTTAATACAATACGTAGAAGATACAGATAGTATAAAAATTTGGATACAAAGTAACGATGAGATTCTTTTGTGGAAAGAGTTTAACTCTAATATGCCCGTCTCGATAGAATATAATATTAATTTTTAATGAGGTCACCGTTTTATTTTATTGTACAACCAATCGACGATAAAAGATATAATAATACCAAAGATATTGGAGATGTAAGTTTTATAACTAGCACATCAGAAGAAAATCATAAAGCATCAAATAGGCAAGGAGTTGTTGTTTCAACACCTATTGGATACAAAGGAGAAATTCAAGTAGGAGATGTCTTGTTAGTTCATCACAATGTTTTTAAGTTTTATTACGACATGAAGGGTAGACAGAAGAGTGGTAAAAGTTTTTTCAAAGACAATTTATTTTTTATTGAGCAAGACCAGTTCTATATGTATAAGCAAAATGGAATGTGGCATTGCCATGATAGATATTGTTTTGTAAAACCAATACCGAAAGAGGAATCTTTTATTTCTAAGCTAGGAACTGAAGAACCATTAGTTGGTATTATGAAATACCCAAATAAATATTTAACTTCACAAGGAGTTAAAGCTGGAGATAGAATATCTTTCAAACCTGATAGTGAATATGAGTTTACTGTAGATAATGAAAAATTATATAGAATGTACGACCATCAAATAACAATGAAGCTATGAAGTCAGAGGATTTAAAAAAAGAAATAATACATGCAGGACGCCGAGCAGTTGAGCAGTTAATCAAAGTTGCAAAAGAAGATATTATTAAACCTGACCCTGATGATGAACTAGCAGCAGATAGACTGAAAAACGCAGCTGCGACAAAAAAATTAGCAATATTTGATGCTTTTGAAATATTAAATAAAATAGATTTAGAAGAAGAGGTTATAAACTCAGGAGGACAAATAGATAAAACAAATACAAAACAAGGGTTTGCAGAAAGAAGGTCAAAATAAATTATATCATGTAATAAAAGATTACATTCCTAAAGCGGTTTTTGCAAAGAAAAACAGAGCTAAGACTTGGTTGTATGGTTATAATGAAAAATATGATTTAGTTATTATTAGCAAGACTGGGCAAGTAGGCGAGATTATTAATATAAATGGTCTAGCAATTGGATTGCCACCAGAAACAAAAAATGTTTTTAAGCGTTCTGATAAAAAAGAAAAACAGTATTGGGAAAGACATGAACTTCCAAAAGATTTGACTCGAATAAATTCAATATTTCAATGGAACGAAAGACCTCCACTTTTTAAAAACAAGTGGGTAGATTACATAGAAGAAGAGTTTGACAGAAGAGAGCTAGGTTTTTGGTTTTATAACAATGGCAAGCCTACTTATATAACAGGTGCTCATTATATGTATTTACAATGGACTAGTATTGATGTTGGATATCCTGATTTTAGAGAAGCTAATAGAATTTTCTTTTTATACTGGGAGGCGTGTAAAGCTGACAACAGATGTTTTGGATTAGACTATTTAAAGATAAGACGTTCTGGTTTTTCTTTTATGGGGTCGTCTGAATGTGTTAACACTGGAACACTTGTAAGAGATTCTAGGGTTGGTATACTATCAAAAACAGGTTCGGATGCTAAAAAAATGTTTACAGACAAGGTCGTTCCTATAGCAAATAGATTGCCTTTCTTTTTTAAACCTATACAAGATGGTATGGATAAACCTAAAACTGAATTAGCATTTAGAGTTCCAGCTTCAAAGATTACTAAAAAAAATATGTACGATGATATGGATGAAGAACTTACTGGGCTTGATACAACAATTGACTGGAAAAATACAGATGACAACTCTTATGATGGTGAAAAACTTTTGCTTCTTGTGCACGATGAATCTGGAAAATGGATTAAACCTAACAATATTTTAAATAACTGGAGGGTAACTAAAACTTGTTTAAGGCTCGGTAGTAAAATTATTGGTAAGTGTATGATGGGTTCGACTTCTAACGCTTTGGATAAAGGAGGTTCTAATTTTAAAAAATTATTTGAAGATTCTAATGTTTCTCAAAGAAACGCAAACGGACAAACAAAATCAGGTTTATATTCTTTGTTTATTCCTATGGAGTGGAATATGGAAGGATTCATAGATGTATATGGTATGCCGGTTTTTAGAAAACCAATCAAACCAGTATTAGGAGTAGATGGTGAATATATTAATAACGGTGCAATTGATTATTGGGAAGCTGAAGTTGATTCTTTGAAAAAAGACCCAGATGCTTTGAATGAATTTTATAGACAGTTTCCAAGAAGCGAGTCACACGCTTTCAGAGATGAAAGTAAATCTTCTTTGTTTAACTTAACTAAAATATACCAACAGATAGATTACAATGATTCTTTAATTTTAGAACACCATATTACAAGAGGTAGGTTTTATTGGAAAGATGGAGTTAAAGATTCTGAGGTAATCTGGACACCAGATTCTAGGGGTAGATTCAAAGTTTCCTGGACACCTAATAAAGGTATCGCAAATAAAAAAATACAAAAACACGGTATATTTTTTCCAGCTAATGAACATATAGGTGCTTTTGGATGTGATAGTTATGATATATCTGGAACAGTTGGAGGAGGTGGTTCTAATGGCGCTTTACATGGGCTTACAAAATACAATATGGATGAAGCCCCGAGCAATGAATTTTTTTTAGAATACGTAGCTAGACCACAAACAGCAGAAATATTTTTTGAAGAAGTTTTAATGGCTTGTGTTTTTTATGGTATGCCTATACTTGTCGAAAACAATAAACCTCGATTGTTGTATCATTTCAAAAACAGAGGATACAGAGGATTTTGTATGAATAGGCCAGATAAACATTATAATAAACTTTCCAAAACAGAAAAAGAGCTAGGGGGTATACCAAATACATCAGAGGACGTTAAGCAATCACATGCAGCCGCTATAGAATCTTACATAGAAAAATATGTGGGTATAGATTTAGATGGAACATATCGTACCTCGGATGAGATGGGTTCTATGTACTTTACTAGAACTCTAGAAGAGTGGTCACGTTTTGATATTAGTAGTAGAACAAAGTTTGATGCGAGTATAAGCTCTGGTTTAGCAATCATGGCAAACCAAAAAAATGTTTATCTTCCTCAACAAAAACAATCAAAAATAAGTCTTAACTTTGCAACATATAATAATAAAGGAATTTTAAGTGAATTAGTTAGATGAAAGAAGTTACAATAAATATTTCATCTGTAGGATTTCCTAGTCAATTTGTTTCCGATGCTGAAAAAGCCACGGATGAATTTGGATTACAAATAGGACAGGCTATACAATACGAATGGTTTCGTAAAGATTCTAACGGATGCAGATATTACAGTCAATGGAGGGATTTTAATAGACTTAGACTTTATGCACGAGGTGAACAGTCTATAGCAAAATATAAAAACGAATTAGCAGTTGATGGTGATTTGTCATATTTAAATTTAGATTGGACTCCTGTTCCAATAATTCCAAAATTTGTTGATATAGTTGTTAATGGAATGTCTGATAGGTTGTTTAAAGTAAACGCTTTTGCTCAAGACGCTATATCGCAAAACGAAAGAAATCAATATCAACAAACTATAGAGGGTCAAATGGCTGCTAAAGATGTTCTATCTATAGTTCAAAGCAAAACAGGCTTTAATCCCTTTACTATGAATCCTGATGATTTACCTCAGTCAGATGAAGAATTGTCATTATATATGAATCTTAATTATAAACCAGCTATTGAAATAGCTGAGGAAGAAGCTATAGACACGATATTTGAAGAGAATCATTATGTAGATATAAGAAAAAGATTGGATTATGACATAATGGTCACAGGTATGGCAGTTGCAAAACATGAGTTTTTACAGGGTTCAGGCGTAGAGATTTCTTATGTTGACCCTGCAAACGTAGTTTATAGTTACACTGAAGACCCACATTTTAAAGATTGTTTTTATTGGGGTGAAATTAAAACTGTTCCAATAAACGAGCTTGTAAAAATAGACCCATCTCTAACTCGTGAGGATTTAGAAAAAATATCTAAATACAGTCAAAGTTGGTATGACTATTTCAACGTTGCACAATTTTATGAAAACGATATATTTTATAGAGACACCTGTACTTTAATGTATTTTAATTATAAAACCACTAAAAAAATGGTTTATAAGAAAAAAATTAAAGATAACGGGAACATTAGTATGATTGAAAAAGATGATACTTTTAATCCTCCTGATGAAATGATGGAAGAGGGTAGCTTTGAAAAAGTAGAAAAAACAATTGATGTTTGGTATGATGGTGTTATGGTTATGGGAACAAACATAATATTAAAATGGGAGCTTGCTAAAAATATGGTGCGTCCAAAATCTGCCTCTCAACACGCTATTCCTAATTATGTAGCAGTAGCTCCAAGAATGTATAAAGGGGTTATTGAATCTTTAGTTAGAAGAATGATTCCATATGCAGATTTGATTCAAATAACACATTTAAAATTACAACAAGTTATTGCTCGTACTGTGCCAGATGGTGTGTATATAGATGCTGATGGTTTGAATGAAGTAGATTTAGGAACGGGTTCAGCCTATAATCCAGAAGACGCACTTAGATTATATTTTCAAACAGGTAGTGTAATAGGAAGAAGTTATACACAAGAAGGTGATTTTAATCAAGGTAAAATTCCTATACAGCAGCTTACAAGCAATTCAGGAGCTTCTAAGGCATCCATGCTTATTGGTAACCTTAACCACTATCTAGACATGATTCGAGCTGTAACAGGCTTAAATGAAGCGAGAGACGGTACTATAGCAAATTCAGATGCTTTAGTTGGTGTTCAAAAATTAGCAGCACTGAGTTCAAATACTGCTACACGACATATACTAGATGGTAGTTTATATATATATAGAACTTTAGCTGAGGCTTTGACATATAGAGTAGCTGATATATTAGAGTATTCAGACTTCAAAGATGATTTCATTAATAAAATTGGTAAGTATAACGTAGGTATACTTGACGAAATATCTGATTTATATATATATGATTTTGGAGTTTTCATTGAGGTTTCTCCAGATGAAGAAGAAAAAGCTATGTTAGAACAAAACATACAAATGGCTTTATCAAAACAAGATATAAATCTCGAAGACGCTATAGATATAAGGGAAATTAAAAACTTAAAGCTTGCAAATCAATTGCTAAAAGTGAAGCGTAAAGCTAAACAGGAACAAGATATGCAGAAAGACAAACTTAAACAGCAAGCTGTTATGCAGCAACAAATGCAGTCACAACAATTAGCTGCGCAAGTTGCATTACAAAAAATAGAGGCTGAGAATCAAGCTAAAATTCAATATAGGCAAGCAGATGTAGCTTTTGAAATAGAAAAACAAAAAGCAGAAGCGTCTCTTAAAGCTGAACTTATGGAGTTGGAGTTTAATTATAATTTACAACTTCAAGGTATGACACAGACTCAAATAAGTACAAGAGAACAAGATAAAGAAAAGGCTAAGGCAGATAGAATTAGTCAACAAAACACCCAACAGTCTGAACTAATAAATCAAAGAAAAAATAATTTACCACCTAAAAATTTTGAGTCAAACGAAGATACTTTAGATGGTTTTGATTTAGCTGAATTTGAACCACGATAATGTGTTTAAATTTTAACTAACTTTGCAAATAAATTAAATTAAATCAAATGGATATAAAAGTAAGAGAAGTAACTGACGTAGAAGAAAAATCTAGTCAACAAATAGAGCAAGAACTTCTTGATAAGCATGAGCAGCAACAAGAAGTATCAAATCAACCAGTAGAGGTTGAAGAAGTTAATAATGATGTACAAGATAAAGAAATTGTACAGGAACAAATAAAGGAAGAGAGTGAAGCTCCTCCTGTTGAAGAGCAACCTCCTGTTGAAAAGGAGTTAGCAGAAGATGAAGTTCTTTCATATATTGGAAAAAGATATGGTAAGGAAATTAATTCTATTGATGAGTTAATTAGCACTCGTGAAGAAAGCGAACCGCTTCCTGAAGATGTAGCTGCTTACCTTAAATATAAAAAAGAAACTGGACGAGGTTTTAATGATTTTGCAAAACTGCAAAAAGATTATTCCGATTTGAGTCCAGATGCTTTGCTAAGAGAATATTACACAATTACAGAAGAAGGATTAGATTCTGATGACATAACATCTTTGTTAGAAGAATTTGATTACACAGAGGAAACTCATGAACCTTCTGAAATTAAAAAATTAAAATTAGCAAAGAAAAAAGAGATTGCTAAAGCTAAAAAGTTTCTACGAGAACAGCAAAATTTATACAAACAGCCCCTTGAGTCAAGGGAAAGTTCTGCCGCTGTAGATAATGAAGAAATGATTCAGTACAGGCAATATTTAGAGACAGCAAAAGCAACCCATACTGAGAATGAAAAAAAATCTCAGTGGTTCGAGTCTAAAACAAATGAGGTTTTAAATCCAGAGTTTAAAGGTTTTAAATTCAATATTGGTGAAAGCAACTTTGTTTATTCTCCGGGCAGTGTTTCTGACATTAAAAAAGCTCATCAAACTCCAATGAACTTATTAAATAAGTTTATGGATTCTGAAGGCTATATAAAAGATGCGGAAGGTTATCACAAAGCTTTAGCTGTTGCAATGAATCCTGAAGGATTTGCAAAGTTTTTTTATGAGCAGGGTAAATCTCAAGCAACAGATGATGTTATGCGTAAGACTAAAAATATAGAAATGTCAGAGCGTCAAGCACCACAAGTTGCAAGCAAAGCAGGATTTCAAGTAAAGTCAGTATCTCAGCCATCAAGCCGAGGACTGCGAATAAAGAGTATTAAAAAAAGTTAATAATAAAATAAAAATTTAAAATTATGGCAGGACAAGTTGCAGCGTCACCCACATTTGCGTTGACGCCGAGTTCAGAAAGAACTCCGACAGCTGAAAACTATATTG